TTATCATTAATTTTATCACCACCATCACGAATGGAATCACCTGTTCCATCTCCTTCGGTTGTTCCTAGTCCTAATGCTTGATATGCCATTATTCAGTCTTCCTTTATTGTATTTATACCTTTAGTGTGTCCCAAGTTATTGGGCTATCAAATGTCGTTGCACCACTAAATCCTGATGCGATAAGAATACCACTGTTTATATTATTAATATATCGGTCAAGGTCAGTTCCGTCTTCTAGAATAATTTGGTCATTCTCATCAACAGCAGTATCATAAACTATGAAATCACCATCATCTTCATCTGTCAACATACCATTTGACCTAATGAAGATATCTGACGGAATACTATATGATGCTAGTGTAGTAGCATCATATACACCAAATGGTAATTCACCTGTGTTTAATGACTCTTCTAGTTCAATAAATGTTTTCTCTAGAGATAGTTTTCCACTAACACCAAACCCAGTGTAATCTTCCAAGAGGATATCATCACCAAATGTTCCTGTAACAGTTGTACCATCCTCTTGTTTGAATGTCCCAATGTCTTGCCCCTCTAGAATAATTGTATCAAGTGAATTCTCATCGGAAATATTAACAAGAGAATTACGAATAATATCTCCAATAGAATATGATTCTGGATTAAAGCTCTCGCCCAATATTGCACCACCGCCTTGGAACCCGACTGGATTTTCAAGGATTAGATTGTCACCATCAGTCTCATCAACAAGGTTATCATTTGCAATAGATGTAAAACTGTTTATAGTAACACTCTGTCCAACATTAACATCTGAAGAATCTTCCAACAAGAAGTGATCGCCATTATCTGCCTGTGGATTTCCTTCTGATGAAAGATCAACAGTACCAGTAATCAATAAACGACTACCCAATTCAGCTGTACCGTTCTCTAATTGAATACCATCACCACTGATACCTTCATAAGATGAAGTTGCAAGGAAGACCAGACCATTAGAAGTATTATGTGTTTTGTTGATAGAAGCATTGAGATGAGTTGTAATACTTGACCGTAGGAAAACCTCAGAAGTGTTATCTACTGTTGTACTACCAACAAATTTACTTTCGTTATCTTCATCCAACAAATTGTCATTAGTATTAGGTCTTTCATTTGCAAGAACCAAAACTCCGTCACAGATAACACTTTCAAGTTCAAATGCAGTACCACCTGTTTCAGTTTCTAATAATAGATCGCCACCAACCCTAAACAAGTGATTGCTATCGTCATCGCTATCAAGTATCAGATTATTTGAAACTGCTTCTGCACTCTCAGGTATAATCTTATCACCATCATCAGATGACCCATTTGTGCTATCAAGTAATAGAGAACCGAATTCTCCTTGACCTGTACCATGTGTTATTTCAAAAGCATCAAAGTCTGTAAATGCAAATAGTGGTGTTTCAAATTCTATATTGTAATCAGCATCAGTGCCGGTGCTATCAGTTTGGTTTAATACGATTAGATCGCTGATAGTTGATGTCTCTGAGGTTTCCAACAAGATTTCATAATCTTCCTCATCCATAACACCAAGACGGCGCTGCATATTCTCACTGAATAGAGTTGTAAACGTAGAAGCAAGAAGTGCGCTGTAGGTATTAGCGGAATAGTCATTCGTACCAAGACTTGCACCAGTCGTTTCTACCGACATAGAAACAAATGATGTTTGTATAACCTTAGAAAATACATTAAATCCAGCTGGGTGAATTGCTTTCTTCAACTCATTTATATAAGCATTACTACCAGAGCTTGTCTGAATCTCATAGGAGAACTGTTGATAATAATAAGAGTCTTGAATTCTAACTAGTTCTTCACTGATAAGACTTTCAACGCTACCATACACTCCATCTTTCACAGTAGTTGTTCCTAAAGTGAAAGAAGCCTTTCCGACATCAGCATGAACGATTGTTCCAGAAGCCGCAGCAGTTGTTATTGATGTTGTTCCGGCAGAGAAATCTATACCAGCATCCTCAAACAATACTTTTTCTGTTCCATGAAGACCTGTAGAATCTACGCCGTTCAATACCAAGTTAGTGAAAGGATCGTCAGTTTCAAACAGAAGTTTTTGATTGGCATCATTAGTTAATCCAGCCTCTAGAACAATCAAGTTGCTGGGGTCACTTGTTCCAGATGCATCCGTAGCATTGAAGACAAGTTTATCACCCGCATTAGTAGAAGTAGCATCAGTGCCATTAAGGACCACATCATCTTCGTATTCTAGGTCAGCATTAAGTACGATAAAGTCTTCGGCTGAGGCTGTTAATCTTAATTCAGTAGATGGTAAACTTTCTAATACAAATTTTACTTGTCTAAGGTCATAGACATAAACTGCATCATCGGTTCTAAATCCAGATTCTTGACTGATGAACTCACCCATAATATTATCATCATCGTGGCCATAGGTATCTGGTTCTGACCTAAGTGAACCGCTACCATCTTCAAGAATAGTCTGCGCCAGTTCTTCAACCTCTGGATGCTCCATAATGAGCTCACCCTGATTATCCTCCAAGAGTAAGAAATCAGTTGTTGCCGAAATGGCATCTAGTAAAAGTCTGTCTCCATTCGCATCAACCAGATTCTCACCATAGACAAGATTAGCATTCATGATAAGATTGTCATCAATATAAGCGTTGGTTGTGAGGGAGTCTTCAAGAAGCATACCCTCATTAGAAGTTGTTCCAAACGATTCACTTTGACTGTAAATAATGTCTTCTAGAGAAACTTTTAGAACCTGAGTTGTATCATCGTATGACCGAACTGTTCCTGTGTGTGATGTTAACGCATCTCCCACAAAAAAGGTGCCTGTTATGTCTTTAATAACAAAGTTTGCTCGGAGCTCTAAACTTGGCGCCTCACTATAATTAAAACCAGAGTTAGTAACATTAATAGATTCTATTTGGCCAATATCTGTAGTAGTTGCAAGAACCTTTGCACTAGCACCATATTGACTTCTAATAGTAGAAGTAGGTAGTTTTGAATATCCTTCACCAACATCAGTTACAAATATCTTTGTAATATCACCATCACCAGACTCTAAAATAAATCCTTCGTCATCATAATGGTATCTGTCTAAAGATATTGTGTTTAGTGCGCTCTCCATCTCCAATCTATCACCGAGCACTGCCTCAGTATTGATGGAGTCTGTATATGAAGCAGCATTACCAGACTCACCATAGAGTTGGTCTGAACGATGATTGAAGTTGCCTCCATAAAGATTATACGTTGTTGCACTATATGTTGACTGAGCTGAGGCCGTTGTTGCAACGGGGGAAAAGAAAATTATACCGGGATATTCTTTAAAGATATACTCTCTGATTGCTGTTGGTGCAGCTGCAAATACCAGCACTTCATTATCTAAAAGTGTCTGCGCGGTGGATATTGTGATTGATGTTTGACTTGCAACAGCAGTAACCCTCACTGAGGCATTCACACCAATACTATTACCCTTGATTATCATACCAACCGCAACAGTGCCGCTGTTACCGTCTAATGTAATTGTTGTTGAAGCAATTGTAGCACCATTGACAGAAGCAGATGCCCTCACGATGGTAGAATCTTCTGCCGCGTATCGTGTCAGATAAATTGGATAGTAGTAACCAATAGTGCTGGCATATAATATGTCAGTACCGTAAACTGCATAGGGTTCCTCTGATGCAAACGTACCTTCTTCAAGAGCAAAATTAAATAGGTCAACAAAAGTTGTTGTTCCAACTTCTTGTAGAATAATATCAGAATCAGTTTCATCAATAAGGTTACCATGAATAACCGTAACCTCAGCTTGCGCCGGTTGAACCAATCCAACTTCTGAGTTGTTGTCAATAAATACTACAAGGTCACCTAGTTCGTAGTTAGTGCCAGCATCATCAACTAAGACACCAGAAACTGAACCCCTCTGAACCTCTGCAACTTTAGCTGTGATATCACCGCTACCAATAAGTAAAGAAGTATCAAGGTCAATAGAGTCACCTACACTATACAGTGTTCCATCATTTGAAATTGATACATCAGAGTTTATTTGTCTAATAATAAAGTTATATCGAACATCTTCCACAGAGGATATACCATAGACTATTTCATCAGCCTGGAAGGTTCCTACTATATTTGAAAGTTCAAACTCAACATATGATACACCGCCAGTTGATGAAAAGGTTGTTGAACTCTCAACAAGCGCAGTTGCAAAACTTAACTCACCTGTAATTGATTGTCCGATAAGTTCATCAGCAATAGCAGAACCAACAATTGCACACCGAATTACCGTAGCTTTATCCCAATCAGCACCAGAGGCTCTCATCATATATTGATTTGGGTAAAAGACTTCTGCGTTTTCATCTAGAAGGATTTTCATAAAGAGTTTAGCGGCCTCTTTAGTTCCCTTCCTTCGATATAGCTCACGAATATGTTTTTCTAGATTTCTCTTATTAATTCCATCTGCAAGGTTACGAGGAATCCCCTCCATAAAGGATTTCCGAAACTCTTCAATGAAGTCGTAGATAGTATTGTCAATGTCAGCATATGCTAGAAGTTGCTGAATATTCTGAACAGGATTTGCCCGATATCTCGTAACCACACCAGTAGCACCAGAGGTTCCACCTGTTACAGTTTCACCCGTATCGAACAACTGTTGCGAGGAGATAAATAATCTTGGTGTTGTATGCCCAAGGTCTTCGACAAGAACTGTTGCAGTTGCATATGATGTGCCGCCGGTGATTGTCTCCCCTGCGATAAACTTACCTGTGGAACCAGAACCAGCTTCTGTAACAATCAGAGTGCCATCTTCATTTAGTAGATTGGTCGCAGTATTGATTTCTAAAAGAATGTTATCAATATTGACTGTTAGTTGAAGCTCACCAGCTTCAAGATACTGATAATATGATTTTAGAAACTGAGAAAACTTTGGGTGGTCATCAGCAATAAAGTCAGGTAGTTGCCCATCAATCTGAGTGCTGAGTTTATTTTTTAACTCTGGGTTCCAAGACATGTCAAAAGGTGCCATGATTAATAACTCGACGGAGCAACATACGATGATGATGTATTATAAGTTGCAGAACCCCCACCAGAACTAGAAACCGCAATAGTATCTTGGTTCCCTGTAACGGTAGTATTGAGAATATCTATTTCAAGGATTTGATTTCTCTTACCCACAATATCAGTAGAGTTTGGTGTTCCAGTTAATCTTATTGCCGTTGAAGCACTACCATCAACATTAGACACCTCAGTGATATAAACTGGATAGGTTGATATCAATCCTGTTAAATAATCCACCGTGCCTGCTAGTTCAAGATAATAAGTTCTAACACCAGAAACCAAATAGTAGATACGAAGGTTACCAACACCATCATCATCAAAGAACATTTCATTTATATTACCACTTACATAGAAACCCGTGGATGCAATCACCCCGCCACTAGCAGCATTGTGTCCTGAGTGTGGATTGTATAACGGATTACCCAAATTAACTGTGAAGGAATATGACCCTAATGTATTTGGAGTATATGAGGAAGATAAGGATACGGTAGTGATGTTGCTCAATATCGCAGAATCAGTGGCATCAACCAACCCAGTAAATTGAGAATGTCTAAACACAGAGTTGAATACCTTTAGATAGTTAGTGTTGTAATTTGTGACAGTAGAATTCACAAGACTCACAAGCGATTCATTAGCCCTCGTTGTAGCGCTAGAGTCATATTTGAAATTAACATTGAGTATTAGGTTTAGTGTCTCTGGGTCTACAACCACAGGAGTTATAGATGCAACAGTATATGAAGCTAAGTCCGTAACAAGTTGAGCCTTTTGAACTTCATTTAGATTTAGACCAGTTGTTGATTTGACACTGATAAAAACTTTACCATACTCTGCAATATCTGATACACCAGTAGAAGAATTATACGAACCATTCTCGCCACCCCAAACAGAAACAGCCTGAGTGTTAGGAAAGAGTTGTTTGACATAAGTTTTGTAATCCTCTGCTGTAACGCATCGACCCTGTGACGCATAGTCTAGAGGAGCGTTATACTTAATAGACTGAATTGTTTCTGGTTCAGAACCACCAGCAGATGCAGAAACCGTAGATACATTGACACTGCTAATACCAGCAATTGCAGCAGAATTAGTAAAGGTAGAAGCACTGTTAGCAACACCTTTGTTTGTAACGACATAGTTTAGTATAATAATATTTCCGTCTACTACAGCATTACCTAAAATATCATCACCAAAGTATATTTCAAATTTTCCATCCTCTACTTCTTGCAGAAAGTATACATTTGAAGTAGAGGTCAGTGCAGCAATGTCTGTTGCTAAAGTATATGTAGCGGTGATACTATCTGTTGAAGAATTTTGAACCTTAACTGTAAGAGTTGTCGTATCAGCACGAGCATCGTTGATAAGGAATCTCTGCTCAACATTCTGGGTATCAGTTGTGTACCTAGTTGAAACAAAACTTCCTTCGTATACACTTAAATTATTAAATGGGATTACAGAGCCAATATTTGTAGAAATTGTGTCCTGTATAGTTACAAATTGGTAAGATGTATCACCAATGCTGGCAGTGAACACCGTACCAGCAGTCATTGTTGCACTTGTATCTGTTGTATTTAAATAAACATTAATAACTGCCTGGGCTGCCCTTGCAGAACGAGTGGTGTAACCCAATGTCTTAGCATGAGAAACAACACTTGACCTCAGTTGAGAGGAGTCTAGAAACATCTCGTTTGCAAGCATGTTTGCATTGAAAGCAAGATAGTGAGTATTATATGCAAGCACATCCAGAAGCGCACTAAGACCAGAACCTTCAAAGTCATAATCCTTAAACTCATTCTGATTTCGCATAAAAGTCTTTAGGTTACTTTTTACATCATCAAAGTCAAGCTCTGTTACGGTAAGTCTTTTTGTTGTTGCCATTATCGTACTCTCTCTAATAGAACTTCCATATTGACAAGTTCTGTTGGTGCATTAACAACATAAAACTCAATAGTAACTTCATATGCGTTGTTATCAAGGTTGGGTTGGGCTCTCACTCCAACAAGACGAGCTCTGGGTTCGAAATTTTGAATCACCTCTTCAATTTTCATCGTCAGAACATATGCCGTAATCGGTGTCATAAGTTCAAACAGAACATCTCTTACACCAGAACCAATTTCTGGATGAAAGGGTTTCTCGTATGGATTAGTTAGTATCAGGTTTCTTACAGACCTTTTTACTGCTGCTATATCATTAACTTTGTTGATATCTTTTGAACCAGTTTTAGGGCCAAAGAATAAATCTATGTCAGAATAAATCTGGGCAGCACGGTCACCGCCTTGGTGCGTACCATCGTAATATGCATCCTTAAAGCCCATGTGTATTCCTTTTTACTATTATTTATACACTCGTGTTCTTGATTCTTTCCTACTCATAACATATATCCTTTATATGTTTGTATTTAGGTTGCTATATCAGCATCATAATTAGAAAGGTAGTCATACTTAACTACTAAGTCATCCCTCTTATTAAAATGCGCTGTAATATTTGTAGCACGAACAGGAATACTTTTTGTAATTTTATTAAGTGCATCTTTATCCAAAGTAACGGTTGTACCATTAATACTAATGTCACTTGCAACAACTACTGTCTTATTTTTCATATGATTTTGCAAAGCAGCTAATTCTTTAGACAAGAAAATTTTAGAAATACTTTCTTTCTTGTAACTAAATCCTACACCAGCTGGAGTAATATTACTTTCTGATCCTTGCTTTACAACTTTTTGCAATTGTTGAGATGATGCATTAAGTTCATCTATTGTTTTTTTGGTTATCTGTAGTGTAGCCATTACACACTCACCATATTAATCTTGCTCGATATTGTTTCAACTAAATTGTTAGGAACAACTTTAAAGCCACCACTGTCTTCAGTTGGTAATGTATTTGTAACTAGATACTTTGCGGTCTTCTCACCAATGTCTTTGAGATTTGCTTCAACAGATGCATTTTGTGTCACCGTAGATAATGACTCTGATACTGCTGCCTCTGCTGCCTGTAAAACTGCTGGAGGAATTTCAATTGCCGGGACTATACTCCCCGATTCCTTTTCAAAATTAGGAACAATCGCACTAAGATTACCACCCCCTGATATTGCACTAACCGAACTGGCAATAAGGCTTTCCAGTTCAAGACCCTTTGCACTTATATCACTCCCAAACTCTGATTGTATCTTTGCAAGAGCAGAAATATAAGATGCAGTACCGGGAATCTGAGAGGTAAGACTCTTTATCTCTGCTTGTAAGTTTAGTTTAGGTAATTCTGGTATTACAGTAGTTTGTAATTTATCAAGCAATCCATTGAGCTCATTTTGTGCAGCACCAAATGCAGATGCCGCTGCACCAGCTGCATCATCAATCGCATCAGTTATTGTAGACTTTGCATCCTCTAACTTTAACAGAACACTATTCAACTCTGGACTTGCACCAGATAAATTACCGTTTGTAAAATCTACCATGACTAACCTCCCGCAAACACATTAGATGATCCAGAGCTAGATGCATTAGGCACCCAACTACCATGACCACCTGTTGCATCACCCTTTCTATGTACCTCAATCCCATTTACAAATACAGTAGAACTACCAGCAACTGCTGGATCACCACAACTAGTTTTGTCACCAATTCGAACAGTCTTTGCACCGTTAGTAAAAACATTTGCTGAACCTTCTACATATGCAGTCTGGTGAAATGGGTTTGGTGTGGGACTTGCATGACCCACATGACTATCTGTTCCTACTCTTGTTACTTCTGTCATTAGTTCAAGTCAATCCTTGCTGCGTTAATCTCAGCATTACCTGTAGAGGTATGCGCCCATGTTGTTCCTGTAGTACTTGTCCATGAAGTACCAACGATTTGACTCAGTGTTGTTTCTGGATTGATTGTCATCGCTGCAGCAGACTTCATGTTCAGTGTGCTACCAGATTTAATAGAGACAATACCAGAGATAGTTGATTGTGATATGTTACCAACTGCACTTACAGTAAAATCAGAGTTAGTTGTAAGAAAAATACCAGTGCCTAATCCATTTGAGCCAGGTATCACCTTGCCTCGAGCAGATACGATATATGATCCAACAACGATTTGCGTTACCGACTGCTCATAATCGATAGTCGTGTCACCACCGATACGACCTATAACATCCTTGTTGATATTATATCCATAGTTGCCGATAATCTCTTCCTCACGATTACCGCCGGGGTCAGAAGCACCAACCTTGACACGATGGTTCTTGTGAATCTTCTGATAGAAGTCTCCTTCTATCTCCTGTATGTAGTCACCCTTGATGAGCTCTCTTACTGAACCCTCAACCGTTATATTCTGTACAACATCGCTTTTCGTACCATCAGGATTCAAGCCCTTAATAACAATATTCTGATTACCAATCACAATCTCGTAGTCATCTCTAACGATCTTGGTGACAACAGAACCGTCAGGGTGTATCTCCTCAAAGGTTCCTGTTTTGTGCTGACGAAACATTCGTTCAGCACCAGGGCTGTCATCCACCTCAGTGATATGACCAGACTCAGATTCAAATACATGATTGTAAGGATACGCAGAAGAAATATAGGGATTTGCATCTGCAACAATGCCTTTGGGATTAGGTTCTTCCCAAGAACCTCGTGTCTCTTGTACTGCTTGCTGAGATACAGTTGGAAGATAAGGTTTGGTTGCGGTAGGAATATCAAAATCACCACTTAATCTATTAGCTCTACGGTCAATCATAGATTTGTGTGATTCAGATGCAACTCCACGAGCAAGACGGTTGGTATCTGACTCACCAACGTCATGGCCACTATCTCTTTCGTCAGGATATGGGCCATAGGTTGGACCCTTTTTAGACGCATATGGTTTTTGGGGAACATCAATTCCACGAGGATCACTAAATCCTTTGGTTGGATCAGCTACATCACTAGGAATACCCGGCAATGAACCCATGATAACAGGTTGCTGTGCCTCAGTGTCTCTAAAGAACCCGACAACCCATGAACCCTCTGTTAGAAACGAAGGTGTGTGACCCAATCCCTGCATAGAGGGATCAGTCACCGGGTGCATCACATGCGCCCATGGCAAATCGGTAGTCTTAACCTCTGTCAAACTTTCGCTGTGGCGGCCTAGAACACGGACTCGAACTCGACCAACTTTAGCAGGATCGTTCCTGTCTTCAACAACACCAACGAACCAACTGAAACCATCTTTTCCCATGAAATCTTGCATGGAACTATTTATAAGGATTTAATGAAGGTCTGGATCACGCCCTAATCGTT